TCCATTCTTTCTTGACGAATAAACTTGTATAAATAGTTTTATATTAATTTAATTTATATGGGAACTGTGTACAATGATATCATTCAAATCATATATTTACGAAGCAAGTCTACTAGGTAGAACAACCAAATATTCCGGAAGTCTAGGCGCTTTTAAACAGTACGTAACGCTATCACCAAAAAATAAAATCTTTGAATTAGAAAAAGATGCTGAGTTATATCAGATGGATGGCACACCTATGGATGAAACCTTGAAAAAGGGAACTAAACTAGAGATTATAGATAGGGAAGAAAAAGATATAAAAATAGTTGGAAGAGGTGCTAAGGCAATTCGAGTTAATTTATCAGATTCAAAATACCGTAGATATAAAGGACAAGATTTCTTAATAAAATTAAATAAAATACTCAAACCATCTGGTAAAAATGTTGAACCTATGCAGGTTGACCTAGACGATAAAATTAATCCAAACGTATTTACAAACTTTAAAGCTGGCCATGGCCATGAAGGTCAATTTACTGAAGCATGGATAAAAGGCTCAGGTGATAATTGGCAATTTGATTATAAAGGAAAAGAATATCGGATTGTAGAATTAAGAGCACCAAATTGGAGAGGTCCGGGTAATCCAAAAACAGATGTCACTGTTGTATTAGATAAAAAAATACCAACCCTTGGAGATGTATTGAAGTATAGTTTAAAATCTGAAAATGCTACTTACTTCGAAAATTGGATGTTGCCTGAAAGATTTCTACAAATCTACAATAAACCTTATGCCTCTAAATTATTAAATGAAGCATTAAAAGAATTAAGAGATACAGGAAAGATTGGTGGTACTAAAACTAATACACATTCATTATGTCCATTCATTGCTAAGAAATGGAACTTTGCACCTGCATTAAATGCTGCTCAAATGAGAGAAGTAATATCAGGTGGTGTTAAGTTTAATGATGGTGAAGGTGCAGCTAACGTATTCTATGGTGGTGATGTACCTAAGAAACCAGATATGATACAACAAATACTTGCTGGTACTAAAACTGCTGGTGAAATGTCAAAGAAAATCAAAGCTGGATTATCAATAAGAGGTTCATCAGATATTAAAAACTCATCATGCTTTTTAAAAGGAGAAGATGGTAAATGGTATATTAATGATATGAAAAGAAATGGCTGGGGCGATTTATTTGATATCGATAAAGAGTTTTACCGTTCATGAAAAACTTTACTGGATTTATAAGAGAAGCAAGACTAGATGATAGACCAGACAGTGCTTTAAAACATTTAATATTTAGAGACCAAGATGATTTAAAAGAACCTGATTATGATGATATGGAAATATGGAAAGATGGCTGGCAAAGAATTATATTACCATCACCTCCAAGAGAAGATAGAGAAATTGATGCAGTGATTGCAGCAGTTGAAGGAGCTTCAGACCAACAGAAAAAAGATTATGAAAATTGCGATAAGGATGCGTCATATTATATAAAAGAACATTTAAATAAGAATAGTTTAGATTATGATGAGGATGTAATAGAATATATTGAAGAACAATGTTCGCCAATTATTCGTCATTTTAAAAATAACTTTAATAGACCAAGACCTTATCAAGTAGCAGATTTATATAATAAGACATTAAATAGATTCAAAACCGGAACAGCAAAAACACCTGCTTATCCATCAGGACATGCTATGCAGCCTATGGTTGTTGCATTACATTATAGCAAAAAATATCCTGAGCATAAGAATGAATTAATTAGAGGTGCTAAAATTTGTGGATACGGAAGAGTAATAGCAGGTTTACATTACCCATCAGATTACGATGCAGGTATTGAATTAGCACATAAACTTATGGACTTTATGAACTATGATAAGTTTTAAAAATCATAACTATATAACCGAAGCCAAGAATACTCATATGACACATATTGAGGATTTAATCTTGGACGGTGGAGTTAAGGGGGCTCGCCAGGCTATCCTAGCGCTAAGGTCATTGAGGGATATGTTGAGCGGAAATGCAAGTTCACCTGTGGACATTTCTGTCAAATGGGACGGAGCCCCCGCTGTTTTTGCAGGTATTGACCCAAGTGATGGTCAATTTTTTGTAGCTAAAAAAGGTATATTTGCAAAAAATCCTAAGGTATATAAAAATCATTCAGATATAGATGATGATACATCAGGTGATTTAAATAAAAAATTAAAATTAGCTTTTGATAACTTAAAGGATGTTGGTATAAGAGGTGTTATACAAGGTGACTTTATGTTTGAGGCAAGCGATTTAAAAGCGGAGAAAATAAATGGAGTTAGACATATTACTTTCCATCCTAATACTATCGTTTATGCTATTCCATTTGGTACGCCATTAGCAAAAACAATAGCAAAAGCTAAGATAGGAATAGTATGGCATACAATATATACTGGAACAAAGTTTGAGAATATGAAAGCATCCTTTGGTAAATCAATAGCAACAGGATTAAGAAAAAATAAAAATGTTTGGATGGTAGATGCAACCTATCCAGATATATCAGGAAAAGCAGTAATGAGTGCAGCCGAAACTGCTGAGGTGACATCCAAATTATCACAAGCTGGAGTAGTATTTAGAAAAGTAGAAGCTCCTGTATTAAAAGAATTAGAAAATAATAAAGAACTTAATTTAGTAGTAAACATATACAACAATACTGTAGTTCGTAAAGGTGAAAGAATTGGAGACCCTGCTAAACATGCAAGGGGTTTAATTAAATTTGTAAATGAAAGATATAAAAAGAAAATAGATAAACTTAAAACTCCAGCAGGTAAAGGCAGACAAGAAGATGAAAGGGATAAACTATTAGAATTTTTCTCAAATAAAAATTTAGATATACTTACACAAGTGTTTATTTTACACACTTTAGTCACAGATGCAAAACTAATTATTATAAATAAACTAAAGACGTTATCAAAAATTGGTACGTTTGTTAAAACTAAATCCGGGTTTAAAGTCACCGGCCCTGAGGGCTTTGTAGCTATAGACCGTACGGAAGGTGGTGCGGTAAAGTTAGTTGATAGATTAGAATTTTCTACAAATAACTTTTCGCCAAATATTATAAAAGGCTGGGATAACCCAGGCTAATGGGATACCGAGGATACTAATGACGATTAAATCATTTAGTGACTATTTAACTGAATCAACTAAAGAAGTCACATTTACATTTGGGAGGTATAATCCTCCAACAACTGGTCACGAAAAACTATTTGACGCTGTAAAAAAACAAGCACGTTCTGGTGCTTATAGAATATATACATCAAAAACAGAAGATTCTAAAAAGAATCCACTTTCACCAAAAGATAAAATTAAATATTTAAGAAAAATGTTTCCTAGGCACGCGCGTGCGGTCATGGGAGATATGGATGTAAGAACAGTATTTGATATAGTTGTTAAATTGTATGACCAAGGGTTTGTAAATATTAATATGGTTGTTGGTTCAGATAGAGTTGTTGAATTTGACGCCTTACTAAATAAGTACAATGGTGAAAAAGGTAGACATGGTTTCTATAACTTTCAATCCATAACAGTAGTATCCGCAGGTGAAAGGGACCCAGATGCAGAAGGTGCAGCTGGAATGTCCGCTTCAAAACTAAGAGCTTTCGCTCAACAAAATGACCTTGCAAATTTTGCAAAAGGTTTACCGTCCGGCTTTAAGGATTCTTCCGGTCTATTCAACGCAGTAAGAAAAGGAATGGGATTAAATGAATCACGTTCTTTTAGGCAACATATTGAATTACCTCCAGTATCAGAAACTCGTGAAGAGTATATCGAAGGAAGTCTCTTTAAAGTCGGCGACCTAGTTCGTATTAAAGAAAATAATCACAAAGGGAGAATCATAGTATGCGGTTCGAATTACGTAATGGTGGAAAGCAACGACATAAGAAAAAGATATTGGCTCGAATCCGTAGAACTCGTAGAGGAGCATGGAGCAGGAGACTTCGGAACAAGCAAAGCACTGAATAGATATCTAAAAGATACACCATTCTCTCAAGTAGTAAAGCCTAAAACTGAAGATAAAAAACCTCAAAAGAGAAATAAAGCTTATCACAAAGGTTTAGGTAAATCTACACAAGATAAAAGACAAGCACAATTTAATAAACAAACAAAGATGGATGATGATAATCCAGCAGCATACAAGCCAGCACCTGGTGATAAAACTGCAAAGACTAAACCATCCAAACATACTAAGAAATTTAAAGCTATGTTCGGCGAATTTGCTGACCATATAACTTTTGAAGATTTCATGGTAAAAGAAGGTGGGTCCGACGCAGCCTTAAAGAAGAAAGCGGATAAAAGTGGTATGCCATTAGGTATACTAAAACAAGTTTTTAATAGAGGTGTTGCGGCATGGAAAACAGGACATAGACCTGGAACCAATCCAACACAATGGGGATTAGCAAGAGTTAATTCATTCGTGACAAAATCATCAGGAACATGGGGCAAAGCAGATAAAGACTTAGCCGCAAAAGTAAGAGGGTAAAAATGAAATTTAAGGAAATTAGACAAAAGAGATTACAAAGGCTCAAGGAGTATACTACAAGGGATGGTAAAGTTTTAAAACCAACTTCTCCAAAGATGAGGCTTCAAATGGCTATAGCTATTGCTCTAGATATGGGTGGTAATATGACTGGAGCCTATAAGAAAATAGAGAAGATAGAAAGAGGTTTAGGCGATCATCCAGCTGTTAAAGCTGCTTTAAGATTTGCGAATGAATCAGTAAATGAAAAACTATCAGCAGCTGATAAGAAGAAAAGACTTTTAATGATTAAGAAAGCTGTTGAGAAGATGAAAGATAGAGAACTCAAGATGGCTAAGAAAGATGCATTGGCTGCAATTAAAGCATTGGAATCAGTTAATGAAGGTGTCAATGGAATGACTGGTAAAAAAGTTAAATTAACTTATCGACCACAAAGACAAAATTCTAATCAATTTGGTAAAGGACTTTCTAGTCATTCAACTATTGAAACTTCAGATTTATATCAAGATATAAAGGATAATGAATTCGAATTAAGAGATGATTGTAATTCAATAGCAATTAGAGTACCTGATGGAAGAGCTAGAGATAAGAATAGAACTGATTGGTTAAATTTAATTAATAGTGTAAAACCAGGTGGTAATATTACTAATATGATTAGAAGTGGTCCACTTACAAAAGCTGAAGCAAAAGAATTATTTGGAGATATGAAAAAAGCTGCTAAAGCATTTGGTGGTAAAGTATTAGCACAATCACATGAAATTTCAATTAGCAACTATGGCGGAAAACTAAATATTGATAAAGGTTTAAATGCTATGTTAACAGCAATTGATGAATTTGGTATGAGAAATCATGTTTCAGTATCTCGTAAAGAAGGTGTATTAACTAGAATACAGGATGCAGGATATTATGGAACAAATGAATCAGTCACCGAAGGAAAACTTGATAAAGTAAATCTTAAACTAAAAGAATTAGAATATAAAATGAAATTATCTGATTTTAGAAATAAGATTAAAGAATATGGTCATACTACAGTAAAAAATAAAAAGAAATTACCTGAAGCTGATACATCTGAGTTAAAAGTATCTGATACTAGTTCAACTACATTTAATAAACTATCTAAAATAGCAAAAGATGTTGGTGTTGAGATAACAAGAGATGAGAATCATCTAAAAATAGTAGGTGATGCTAAGAAGATGCAAGAATTTAAATCTCAAATGTCAATTGCTATGAAAGAATCAGTTCTTTATGAAGCTTATTCTAGAAGATTTAATGATAAAGATGTAGATAAAGAATTTAAATCATTTGGTAGTATAGAAAAACAAAAAGCTTTTTATGGTGATTTAGATAAAGCAAGAGCAGAGATGAAATTAAATGATTACCACCCAGGTAATTCAGCAAGGCCAAAGGCTTGGATAGCTTTAAGTTATCCTGTCAGAGATGGCGATTATTACTTTGCATTTATTTCTAAGAATGAAAAAGAAAATATGAAGTATAATGAAATGCTGAACGACTTTATGAAAGATATAAAGAAAAATGGAATCGATTCACTAAGCCCAGCTAAAGAAGTAGGACCAGATGAAATGTTTGTAGCAGTAGGTAGATACTTAGAAGGCCAAAAGGTTGGTGATAGAAAAGCTGTTAAATTCCCAAGAAGGTTAGGCTTTGGTGATACTATGACAAGAGAAGAAATATGGAGCTCTGCACAACATATGTACGGAAAAATTAGTGAATCAAAAATTATTGAAAAACATATAAGGACTAAAGCTGGTATTATGGTAGGTAAAAGAATGAAAGCACCTAGATTTGAAGGTAAGAAAACATTTGAAGGTAAGAAAACTTTTAAAGAAGTTCGTACGATGAAAAGACGAGATATAATGCGTAAGCATGGTAGGGAATTGAGAAAAGTTATAAGTCCTTCATCAAATAGTTTCGAATTATCTGATAAAGCCGAAGAAGATTTAATACTATATGTTATGGATAATTATCCAGAAGAAATACCACATGACGATCCAGACTTATGGCTTGAATGGTTAGAAGATAACCTAGAAGATTTCGTAAAAGGAAGAGGATACGAATAATGTTAACCTTTAAAGAACATTTAAAAGAGTTTAAATTAGATAAAGCTAGAGCTTTTATGCTTACAATAGATTGGGAACATGGAAATCCAAATGACCAAGGAGCAGATGAGTGGGAAAATGAAGGTGTCTTTGTACATGATTGGAATAAAAGAAAATATGAAATGACAATAGCAGGCACTAAACCAGCTTTAATAAGATGGTTAACATTAACTTATGGCTTACTTAAAAATGAAGCCATGAGAGCAATGAAAGATGCTAAGCCACTAAAATAGGAGATAAAATGACATATAAAACATGGAAACAAGCATACACACAAGTTGTAAATGAAGTTAGATATACAAATATCTATAATAAAATCAAGGGTATTAAAAATTTAAAAAGAGCAGAAGCTGATATGATTGCTTCTATAGACCCTTTTATAATAGGTAAAGTAGTTGAAGCTTTAGCACCTATGTATGAAGATGTAAAAGAAAGTGTGACTAATTCTATACTTGATGAAGGAATGGTTGATATAGAAAAAGCACGAAAACTTCCCGATAAGATTCAACAACAAATCTTAGATTTGAAAAAAGACTATGATAGAACATGGGATGGCGTGTTTGTACCTATGGGTAAAGAAGGAAGTTCTCAAAGAAAAGAATACGAGAGAAGAGGTAAACTTTTTAAAGCTGCAAGTAAAAAATACAAAGATTTCTTAAAGAAACATAAAGTAGCAACATTTAAATAAAAATGAAAACATTTAAAGAGTTTAGAGAATCTACACAGGTTGAAAATAAAACCCTAGCTTCTGATACAGACTACAAAGTGGTAGAACTCAAAAATGGTATGATGCGTTTAGAGTGGAATCCTAGGTTGTCGGTGAATATTAGTGACGGTGATATTCTTATGAAAAAGAATGATTTTAAAAAATTACAACAGTTTTTTAAGAACAATATAGGTAAACTAAGAGTATAATGAAAACATTTAAAGAGTTTAGAGAATCTACACAGGTTGATGAGAAACTAGTAGCTAGTGATTTAAACATATTAGATACTATTCTTACTAAAATAAAAGATGATATATCTAGAGAAAAACTTAAAAAAAGATTTGAAAAGTCTTGGCCTAAAATGCAAACACTAGCAGCCATGGCTGGATATGGTATAACTAAGAAGGCTCAAACAAAGGGTAAAAGTTATTTGTGGGTATTAAAGAAATGAAAAATTTTAGAGAATATATTTTAGAAAAAGGTCCATGTTGGACAGGGTATAAACAAGTTGGAACCAAAATGAAAAATGGTAAAAGAGTTCCTAACTGTGTACCAATTGAATCAGTGGATGTAAATGAAAGTGCTATTGGTGATAAGCTAATGAAATCACAAAGTGTACGTAAAACATTAGGTGGCAATCCTATGAAGTTTCACCAGGTTGGAAAACCAGTTGTAGTTCATGGTGTAGTTGATGGTTATCATGAAGATTACATTTATTATACAGATGGTAAATATGTATTAGCACAAGCTGGGCATAAACAAGTAGGGGATGCTAGAAATGTTAACCCAGATGATACCTTTCAAGTATATATGGTAGATTCAACTGGTACCATGTCAACAGCCGAATTGAAAAAATATGCAATGAATGATGCTAAAGAATACATGGATAAAGTATTAAAGGCTAGTGATAAAGTAAGAGATTTTAGTAAAGAAGATGAAGGTCAAGACATAGCACCTAAGCAAATTAAGAGAGTACCTTTCAAAGAATCAGTTGAAGAAGGTGATGGACCTAACAAAGGTGAATCATGGGAAGCTGGATATAAGAGAAGAGTTGTAAAAACAACTAAACCAGAACATAAAGAAAAAGGTTATAATTGGAGAATCAAAGGTAAAGAAAGAAATGAGATTTCAATTAAGTTATATAAAACTAAACCAAGTTATCAAGAATATACTAAACAAATGAAGAGGGTTGCAGGTCATGAGTTCGGTGGCTAAATTTTCAGACGAAAGATTTGGATTATTTGAAGGTGCATGGGTTCCTTTAGAACAACCTATGGTTGAAGCTAAATATCAAGGTAGAGAAGTTGAATTAAATAAACCAAGTCGTAGTGGTGGAGATAAAAAGTATGTGGTATATGTAAAGAAACCAGATACAGGTAATGTTATCAAAATAGAATTTGGTGATGTTAAGGGTGGATTAAAATCAGATATCGGTGATAGAGATGCAGCAAGGAATTTTGCTTCACGTCATAATTGTGATATGAAGAAAGATAAAACAAAAGCTGGATACTGGAGCTGTAGATTACCACAATACGCAAAAGAATTAGGATTAAAGGGTGGTGGAAATTACTTTTGGTAAGCCGTACTGGGAAGACGGCGATATAAGAGAGTTTGACCCGACTCGGGATGATGCTGAATATGTTTGGCATCGTGATATGGAAGATAGAGAAATAGAAGTTTTGGAAGGTGAGGGATGGCAATTTCAATATGAAAATTGTATGCCTTATCATTTAAAAAAGGGGATGGTGTTCGATATACCGGAAGGTGAATACCATAGATTAATAAAAGGTTATAATATTCTAAAATGTAGGATTGTAAAATGCCAGACGATAGAGAAATGAAACAAGTATATACAGTACAAGCCCAAAGGTTGGACCGTATTGAAGAAAAGTTAGATAACTTAGCAGATGCAGTTATAGCTCTTGCGAGAGCTGAAGAAAAGATACATACTCTTACAGCATTCAGCAAACAGCAGTCTGAACAAATACAAAATCTTATAAATAGAATAGACAAGGTTGAGAACATGGTCACCCAAAACAGTTCAACAGTTAACCTAATAAATAAAATTGTTTGGGTTATAGTGGTTGGGTTAATATCAGCCATAACGTGGGAATTTATAGTCCACAACGCTAATTTTTAGGAGAAATAAAAATGAATTTTAATGACGACATAACTCTGGACATAGCAAATTCTGTTAAGAATGTTATGGAAGGAAAACCTGCTCCAGTTAAATTTAACGTGGTTGATGAAGACGGTAAAGTTGTAAAAGGCTTTCCTAATAAAGAAGCAGCTAATAAATACGTAGTTGCTAATCAAGAAACCAAATTAAATATAGTAGTAGCAGAAGTAGAAGAACCAAAAGTACCGACCGGTCAAACAGGTTCTAAAGAAGGCGAACTAAACTTTAAGAAAAGACATGGTGTTAAAAAATCAGGTGAAAGACCAGATGGCACTGTAGCTAAAGAAGAAGTTGAAGTTCAAATAGATGAGGCGGTAATAAACGAACGCTTAAAAAAGAAACCAGGTCGAGGTAAAACTGCTCTAGATATAGATTTTATCGGCGACAATAAACTCAGAGCTGACGCTAAGAGAAAATATAAAGTAGATATTAAACCTACATCAAACCAAACAGCTGACCTTAAAGGGGAAAAGAAAAATGTATTAGCATTCTTACAAGACCCAGAGATGTATGGTATGGATGATGGTGATATTGAAGATGTATTCCCTGAGTTATTCGAAGCTAAAGATAACCATGACGAAGCTGATAAAGAAGAAAAAGCTATTGAGAGAGAAGAATCTGAGAAGCAAAAAAAATATCAAGCTTTTTTTGATAAAGCTCTTAAGAAATTTGGAGTTAAATCACCGGCTGAATTAGATGGTGAGAAGAAGAAAGAATTCTTTAATTACGTAGATAAAAATTATAAAAGCGATAACGAGGCAGACTAATGGATTATTTTCAATTTAAAAAGATTGTAGATATACAAGAAAAGTTTAAATTACCTAAGCCACCATTTGATTATTATCATATCGTTGGATTTGAAGGTTATTTTAAAATGAATGTGCAATCAATGCATCCTGATAATGATACACCACAAGTTTGGAACGATATTAGAAAGGGATTGAAGATAGTAGAAAAACATCTTAAAAAACAAGGAATGCGATATAAAGAAGAAGAAGTTCTTAATGGACCAGCGGATATTGCTAAGAAACAAAAATTTAAGATAGGTGAAGGTGATAGAGATTTTTGCATAAATATATATCCAGGCTTTTCTGGTAAGAATCCAAAATTACCAAGTGGTAAAGAAGAAAAGGATATTAATCTCGATGATATGGTAATTGAGTTAGGCAAATTAAAATCATTTGCTAACTTCCCAAGAACAGACTTTCAAGCAAATTACGGCGGAGAAAACCCTAACAAAGGAAGAAGAATCGTAAGCAATTAACGGAGAATAAAATGAATTATTTTGAATTTAGAGAAGAACAAAGAATTTTATCTGAAGGTAAAGTGACTATGTCAAAACTTAAGCCTAATTTAAAAGTAAATGTTATACATGCTGGACGTTCAGCTAGAAATTATGGCATTAAAGATGAAGATGTTTATGGTGGAAAAGTTAAGGTCTTAGGTGTAGGAATAGTTCCTTATGGGAAAAATGCTAATAAAAGACATATCGTTGGTAGTGATTACAAAGATGTACAAAAGAAGTATAATACAATTTGGAAAGCTGACGACTTTAGATATGGACAATATTGGAATTCTTTAGATAAGATGAATCACTTTTTTAATTTAATAAGTCAAGAAGATAAAAAATTTAAACCAGGCTGGACATGCTGGTTATGGGAAGTCATCGAAGGAAAGAACAAAGGTATAATAGATTATTGTTTTATTAGTTCTGACGATAAATGGGAAGTGACATTCTTGAACAAATCAACCGAGTTTTTTCTAGATACAACAGGCAAATATACAAATATACGATATTAAACATATATTGTTTGAGTATATATAATATATGATGAAAGTATTTGATGAATTGACACATAGAAATTTTAAACTCTTTGCAGCACACTATTATAATAATCCAGAGTGTTTAGATGTAGAAGAGTTTAAACAGGATTTAAATAGGTTTAAGTATCTTAAAAGATTATTAAAACGGTATGAGCTAACAGGTGATTTACAGGAAAGGCTTATACTAAATCATATAATAGTTCTATATAATGTTTTTGGAATTAAACCATGCAATAAAATGATGTGGTTTAAAATCAACGAAGAACATTGGCATTATATAAAACCGTTCTTAGTATACTTACATTATTTACCTGAAGAAGAAAAAGTAGAAGTGGGTATGGACCCATATATTGTAGAGGTATTAAGAAAACTATAATGGGATTTTCAGCACTAGCAGATTTTGGATACGCAGTAAGATTCTTACGTTTACTTACTATGCCAGTTGAAAAAACTGGTGCATTTAAACAAGGTGTAATAGATAAGAACTATTCAATATTAATACCTGCAAAAGAAAGAACAAAAATTCAAAAAGAAAACTATACAATATTTCATAGAATAGTTTTTAATATTAAAAGATTAATAAGAAAAGTACCAGGTGGTAAATCAACTGTAGGTTCTTATGCAGCTGCAATGTTGCTTATTAAAGAACATACTGGAATGTCGGATAAAAAAATTAAAGAAGTAATTGAAGAAGCTTTAGGATATGAATTTGACCCAGTTGATATATATGAAAGTAATTGGTTTATGAGAGATGATGAACTAATGCCTGGAACATATATGTTAATAAACGACCATTTAGATAATAAAAATAAAGAAATGATTGCTATGGCTCGTACTAAAATAAAAATAGAAGATTTTCTTATACCACATGAAGTTATAAATGGTATAAATATATATGAAGTAAAACATATTCCGACAGGACAAATGATTTATATATCAAATCAGGATATTACTAGATGAGAAGAAGTTTTAAAGATTATCAACAACAATGGGAAGATGCAGCCGCAAATGCTGTAGCTCATGGTGGTGTATCAATGCCATCAGATATGATGCCTAAAGATAAACATAAAAAACATAAGGACCGAGTAAAGAAATCAGTATATGATGGTCGAACAAAAGAGGGTAGAAAATTTGTAGAACGTATCCTCAAGAGAAGACAAGCACGTGAAGCACTTAAAAATAATACTTAAATACACCAAAGCCTTTTGGTGGTGGTTAATCAATTTATTCCAAAAACGATATACTATTGTTGTTTCCTATGATTCACAATGGGGAAATGAAGATGACCAAGAATGGAATCACGTAAGAAAAATAATCAAGGCAAATTTTAAGGAATTAAAATTTAGAACAAATGATAAAAGAACTATTCATATAAAAGGTATGAATGGTTTAAGATATAGGATTGAGGACGAATAATGCAACAAGCACTTATAGGAATACTTTTAGTATTGGGTTTAGGAAGTTGGTACTTATATACTGAGAACCAAACCCTTACACAAAACAATATGAAATTAGAAGGAGCTTTAGAAGAACAAACTAAAGCTATAGAATCTTTAAGAGAATCATACGAAAAACAAGGCAAGGCTTTACAGAATATGAGTAGAGTCAATGCTCAAATAGAACAAGAAAAAGCTGAATATTTAGCAATATTCTCGAGACATAATTTAGACAATCTTGCGCTAAAGAAGCCTGGCCTAATGGAAAATAGATTTAATAATGCAAGTGAAGCAGTGATGGAGGGACTTGAAGATGATACAGAAGCTTTGTACAATCTCACTAATCCTAATAATTAGTGGGTGTAGTTTACTACCAAGTAAAAAAATAGATATAGTATCTAAACCAATAGAAATAGATATTATGCAACCGGACTTACCACGTGCGGTTCAATTAACAGCACCTAAATGGTATGTTGTATCAGAAGCTAGAATAGCTAACCCATGTAAAAAGGTTGATGATAAGAGACCTAAATCCTGTGACCTATCTGAAAGAGAAAACCCAGATTGGCCAGAAGGCTACACATATCTAGATAGATTTTTAGATGATATGAAAGAACAGAATAACGGTGAGATAGTATTTGTAGCAACTTCGGTTGGTGATTATAAAGTCATGGCTGAAGATATGCAAGAAATAAAAAGATATATAAAACAATTAGGTGAAGTCGTAATCTATTACAGAAATGTCACAATGCCTGATGGTGAAAAAGGTGAAGGGATTGCAATTGAAATAGCCAAACCCGAAGCTGTCGAAAATATCCGCGGTTAATTAACTTAAAATAAACCTTTACAAATCGTACGATTTGTGATATAATATATAATATTATGAATGGAATTAACAGTATAAAAGTGACTAAACGTGATGGCTCTCAGCAGCCATTTGATTTGGATAAAGTTCATAAAGTTTTAGAATGGGCTGTCGAAGATATTACTGGCGTATCAATGTCAGAAATAGAATTAAAAGCTAACATTCAACTATATGATAAAATTCCAGCATATGATATTCATGAGTTGCTAATCAAATCAGCAGCAGAATTAATATCTGAACAAACCCCAAACTATCAATTCGTAGCAGCCAGGCTTATATCATATAAAATGAGAAAAGAAGCCTATGGTGAATACGCACCACCACCCTTAACACAAATTATAGAAACAAATATTGAACTTGGTGTTTATGATTCTGAGATATTACAAAAATATTCAGAAGATGAATTAGTAGAATTGGATGCATATATTAAGCATGAGAGAGATGATACATTTACTTATGCTGGTATGGAACAATTTAGAGGAAAGTATTTAGTCCAAGATAGAAGAACAAAAGAAATATTTGAAACACCACAAGTTTTGTATATGATGATAGCGGCTACTCTTTTTTCTAATTATAAAGAAGATAGATTAAAATATGTTAAAGATTATTATGATGCAATATCACAATTTTATATTTCATTGCCAACACCAATTATGGCGGGTGTACGTACACCTACGAGACAATTTTCATCCTGCGTTCTTATTGAGTCTGGCGATAGCCTTGATTCTATTAATGCTACTTCAACTTCCATTGTCCGTTATATCAGTAAAAAGGCTGGTATCGGAATTGGAGCCGGAAGTATACGGGCCCTTGGTGCAAAGATTGGAGATGGTTCTGTAGTACATACAGGATTAATACCATTCCTCAAATATTTTCAAAGTGCTGTAAAGAGCTGTTCCCAGGGAGGTGTACGTGGAGGAGCCGCGACTGTATATTTACCGGTCTGGCACTTTGAATTTGAAGACTTAGTGGTATTAAAAAACAATAAAGGAACTGATGAAACAAGAGTTCGTCACATGGATTATGCCTTTCAATTCAATAAGTTAATGTATGAAAGGTTAATTGAAGGAGGTAATATAACTTTCTTTGACCCTAACGATGTACCTGGTTTATATGAAGCCTTTTTTGAAGACCAAGATAAATTTAAAGAATTATACGAAATGTATGAAAGGAAAACTTCTGTACGTAAAAAACAATTACCAGCACTGGAAGTATTCCAAATGTTTTTAACCGAAAGAAAAGATACAGGTAGAATATATCTAATGAATGTTGACCATGCAAATAAACATGGTGCATTTGATGAAAAGGTTGCTCCAATACGTATGAGTAATTTATGTTGTGAAATCGATTTACCAACAAAACCTTTAGACGCTTATGATGATAGGGATGCTGAGATATCTCTTTGTACTTTATCTGCAATTAATTGGGGACTAATAAATGAACCATCTGAATTTGAAAAATATTGTAATCTTACTGTGCGCGCTCTTGATGAGTTATTGGATTATCAATCATATCCTATACCCGCCGCTGAAAGAGGAACTTTTAATAGACGCCCCCTTGGGGTGGGAATCATCAACCTCGCATATTTCTTAGCAAAAAGAGATTTAAGGTATGATGAATCAGCATATGATATAGTAGATGAATATGCTGAAGCTTGGAGTTATTATTTAATTAAGGCATCAGCTGATTTAGCCAAAGAAAAAGGTAAAATACCTTTAAATCATCAAACAAAATATGCCCGTGGAAAACTCCCGATTGATACATATAAAAGAGCGATAAATAATTTAACAAAGCATCGTGAGCGATTACCTTGGAAGGATTTGCGAAAGCAGCTCGTAGAAACAGGAATACGCAATTCGACTTTAATGGCATTAATGCCTGCTGAAACATCCGCTCAAATTAGTAATAGTACTAATGGTATTGAACCTCCTAGAGCTTTAGTATCATACAAACAAAGTAAAGATGGTGTAATGGCACAGGTTGTTCCTGGTTATCATCACCTAAAAAATAAGTACGACTTACTATGGGAGCAAAAATCTCCTCAAGGATATTTAGCGATATGTGGTATATTACAAAAATATATCGACCAAGGAATATCCGTAAATACATCTTATAATCCAGAACATTATGAGGATGGTAAGATTCCTATGTCGGACATGATTACCGATTTAGTGACAGCATACAAATATGGATTGAAGCAATTATATTATTTTAATACTCATGATGGTGCAGGAGAAATGGATGAAGAAGAAATCCAACAAGAATCAACACAAATCGATGACGAAGACTGCGAAGCCTGTGTCATCTGAAGATTGGGACATGCTCCCAGACGTTGAAGATTTAGAAAAAATAGTAAATAGAGAACTCAAAAAATTAAAGGAATTTGAACGTGACAATATTGAAAAAAAATAAAAAATCACACTTATCCAAAAATATGTTTTTTGATGAAGGTGTAGATGTAGCAAGATATGACCAATTAAAATATCCACAAATAGATAAAATTACTGACAAACAACTAGGATTTTTCTGGAGACCGGAAGAAGTAGATGTATCAAAAGATAAAAAGGATTTCCATGAACTATCGAAACACGAACAACATATATTCACATCTAATCTCAAAAGGCAAATACTTTTGGACTCTGTTCAAGGTCGGGCCCCGAACCTTGCTTTCCTTCCTATATGTTCGCTACCCGAGATTGAGAACTGGGTTGAAACCTGGTCGTTTTTTGAAACAATTCACAGCCGTTCATATACTCATATCATTAGGAATATTTATCCTAATCCTTCAGATGTCTTTGATACTATGCTCAATGTAAAAGAGATTATGGAATGTGGAGAAGATATTGCAAAGTATTATGATGATTTAATAACTGATAATAATGGACCTACCAGTAAATATAACCATAAAAAATCTTTATGGATGTGCATGCAATCAGCGAATGCCCTTGAAGGAATTCGTTTTTACGTATCCTTCGCCTGCAGTTGGGCATTTGCTGAGCTTAAAAAAATGGAAGGTAATGCTAAGATAATTAAATTTATTGCAAGAGATGAGAATGTTCATTTAGCAAGTACAACAACTATGTTAAAATTATTAAAAAAAGAAGATAAAGATTTTGCAAAGATTGCAAAAGAAACAGAAAAAGAATCAACTGAATTATATATTAATGTAATTGAACAAGAGAAACAATGGGCAGAATATCTATTTGCAAATGGTTCAATGATTGGACTAAATGAAAATATATTAAAACAATATGTTGAATGGATAGGATGTAAAAGAATGAGAGCCGTTGGTTTACAATGTCCATACACAGTTCCTCAGATTAATCCACTGCCTTGGACGGAAAAGTGGATATCTGGAGGAAACGTACAGGTTGCTCCTCAAGAAACTGAGATAAGTTCTTATGTTGTTGGAGGAGTTAAAAAGGATGTTGATGAAAAAACATTATCAGGATTATCACTGTGAAAAAAGAAAAAGTTTTACAGGTGATAAATTTATCACCAAGTGAATCTTGGGTAGAAAAGATACATGATGTACATCCAATGAAACAAGTTGCTATAATGTCAGTAGTACAAGTATTAGTGTTTGGCTTTATGTTATTATCTTTTTATTTAATAGGAAAATTTGTATGAAAGAATTAGGAATGGTATTAATGGGATGTATGGCAATAGGATTATTTTTTGCCGCTAAAGTATATCCAAATTTA